ATGTCGCGTGTGCTGGGCTATTGCCTGACGCTTGCGACGGCCGACGCTTGGGCGAGCTTTTCCTTGATCGCCAAGGCCAGGCTGTCGGTGGTCGAGCGGGCAGCGCTGACGTTTGCACTCCTCAAGAGCCTCGATCTGGAAACGGCGGGAGAGACCGCCGCGGCCGCTCTCAAGCATGCGGGCGCGCCTCTGCCGGCGTTTCTGGGCGGGATGGATGATGCGCGCTCTTGGGCGTCATGGGCTTCGGAAACGGAGCTGAAAGCCTACGCCCTCGCATCTTTCGAGGCGATGCCGCCGAAGGCCCAAGCCGCCTTCTTCCAGCACATCAGCACGATGGAGGTCGCCGCATGAAGGTGCTCGTTCAGCGCACTGCGCTTGGCCAGAATGCCCCGTTCTCCCTTGAAGACGTGAAGACGCATCTGCGGGTGGATCACGACGATGATGATGCTGCGATCCTCAACATGGGGATGACCGCGGCCGCCGAGATCGAGGGCTTCGCGCAAGTGGCGCTCCTGACCCAGAGCATTCGGGTCACGATCTTCGATCCGATCGAGGATAGCGGCCTGACGCTCCCCATCGGCCCGGTCGCAGATGACGCAGGCATGACGGTGACCATCGACGGTCAGACTTTCGCGGGCTTCGAATTCGTCGGGGGGATGCGGCCTTATCTGCGGTGGCGACCCGAGTTTCCGGGGATGATGCCGTCCCGCATTGTGATCGAGTATCAGGCCGGCTTTGGGGATACGGCAGACAATGTCCCCCCAGACCTGCGGCTTGCGATCATGGATCAGGCCGCAGCGATCTATGACGGGCGGTCACCTTCGGACGCCAAGAGCCTCACCACCTCACCGCATATGATGCGGATCGCCGCCCGCTATCGTGGGGTGTCGGCATGAGCTGCTTCTTCCGCCTCACCTTCGACGTGCAGAACCTGATTTACGCCATGACCCAGGTCGCCCGTAACGGTGCCTCCACGTCTGACCGAGAGTTCGCCTCGCGCATGGTGTCCGCCTCCTACGATCCCGCATGGCGGCCGGACCGCACGGCGGTGCAGCGCATGCGGATGCTGTCGTGTGAAGCCCGTCAGGAGGTGTCGGCATGACCGCGCTGGAACTGGACGAAATCCTCACCCTGCGGTGGCCGCGCCTTGTGCGGCGGGTGATGGGCGACCTGAGCGCCGACGATTTTGCCAAGGGGTTCGTGCGCTCGATCGCACGGGCAGGCAAGCGCCCGAGCTGGCGACCGTCTGTAAAGCAAGAGCGGATCATGCGGCAGATGCTGCTGGACTACCGCACCGAGCCAGAGCCGGAAATCGACGTGATCGAGAGGGAGTGAAGAAAGAAGAAAGCCCGCCGTTGCAGCGGCGGGCCGAGCACGCGGGACGGTTCAGACGGTGGCCGCATGCTTGGGGAAGCGTACCACGGGGTGAGGCCATACGCAAAGGGCAGTCCGAAAGACCGAAGCCCGGCCTCCTGCACAGCGTTCTACGTGCAGCAAGTAGCGGTCAACTCACTGGCGGAGACGCACGCACAGCGAGGCCCTAAGCGGCGGCCCGGCTCCGGCCAGCAAGATCGCATCGGGCATAGGGACAGCCACGGCGCTCAGCTGTGGGCTGTCGTCCTATGCCCATCACAACAACCCTCACCATCCAGCAGGACGGTAGGGATTAAGAGAAGAAAGGAGACGCGAATTGAAAAACGACCCGAAGGCGGTGATGGCTGAACTCTTTGCCGGTTCTGGTCCCAATGCCCCCGATGCAGCGCCGCAAAGGACCGGGGGGGTGAGTGTTCCTTTCTCTCTCCTGAAAAAAATCCGGGGAAAATCTCCGGCGATCCGCGCAATCCAGTTTCTGGGCCTTTTGCGCGTTCCCGAAGGCAAAAAGGCCGGAAAACCGCTGAAATTGGCCGATTTCCAGCGCAAATTCGTGAAAGGCGCTCTCGCCAAGAAAGTCATGGTCGGGGTGCTGTCCATCGGCCGCGGAAACGCAAAGACGGCGCTCTCGGCGGGGCTTGCCCTCGGTGAGCTGGTCGGAGCCCTGGAAGAACGCCCGCAGCCCAAGCGCGAGATCATCTTCGCTGCCCGGAACCGCGATCAGGCCAAGACCGCCTTCCAGTTCCTCGTCGGATACATTCAAGGCCTGCCCGATGCTGACCAGTCGCTGTTCACGATCCGGCGCGGTTCCAAGCTGGAAGTCGAGTTCGAGGGCAACGGCGGCGGTCTCGCCCGCGTGATCGCAGCTGACGGCAAGTCCATCCTCGGCGGCGCTCCGACCCTCGCCATCATGGACGAACGGGCGGCATGGGAACGCGAGAAGGGCGACAGCCTGGAAAACGCGATCCTCTCCGGCCTCGGCAAGCGTGACGGGCGGGCACTGATTATCTCGACCTCGGCCCCGGACGACGCCAACACCTTCAGCCGCTGGCTCGATGATCCGCCGCCCGGCACCTATGTGCAGGAGCACCGGCCGGCGTTTGGCCTGCCCGCCGACGATCTGGACAGCCTTCTCATTGCCAATCCCGGCGCGACCGAAGGTATCGGCGCGGCCCCGGAATGGCTCGTTTCCCAGGCACAGCGGGCCATCGCCCGTGGCGGCTCCGCCCTGTCCAGCTTCCGCAATCTCAACCGCAACGAGAGGGTTTCGACCGAAGACCGCTCGGTTCTGGTCACGGTTGACGAATGGATGAGCGCCGAAGTCTCGCCCGATGATCTGCCCGAGCGCGAAGGCCCCTGCGTCCTCGGCGTTGACCTCGGCGGATCCCGGTCCATGTCCGCGGCGGCGTTCTACTGGCCTGACACCGGGCGGCTGGAAGCCCTCGGCACCTTCCCGGCAACCCCTTCTCTCGCAGATCGCGGCGCATCCGATGGTGTGACCGACCGGTATTGCCAGATGCAGGAGCGGGGGGAACTGTCCGTCATGGGCGAGGCGACCGTGCCGCCCGGCCCTTGGCTGGCCCAGATCGTGGCCCACCTCGACGGGATTGTGCCCGATTGCATCGTCGGCGACCGCTTCCGACATGCCGAGTTCACCGAAGCCATGAATGCCGCGGGCCTGTCTCGGGTGCCGTTCATCTGGCGCGGCTTCGGCTGGAAAGACGGTTCCGAGGACATCGAGCGTTTCCGCCGGGCGCTGTTCGACGGTGACGTGCAGGCCGCTCCTTCGATGCTGCTGCGCTTTGCCTTCTCGGATGCGATCACGCTGGTAGACCCGGCCGGCAACCACAAGCTGGCGAAAGCCCGCAGCCTCGGGCGGATCGACGCGGCGGCGGCAACGGTTCTGGCCGTTGCCCAGGGCGTTCGGATGAAGGCGGCGCCGATCCGGAAGGCGAGGGCTCTATGGCTGTGAACCTCGATCGCAAGGTGCAATTCCAGCGCAGCTCCGGAACCGACAACGGTTATGGCATCGCCTACGTGTGGTCCGATCACGGGCGCGCTGTTTCCGCGTCGCGGCAGGACGTCAGCGATAGCGAAAAGGCTGTCGCAGGCTGGGTTGAAGCCACCGTGGTTTCGCGTTTCCTCGTCCGCTCCAGCAGCTTCACCCGGGATATTTCCCCGACTGACCGCTTCACCAGTGGCGGCCGGACCTGGGATATTCAGGGCATCAAGGAAAGCCCGAACGGGCGCCACGCCTTTCTCGAAATCACGGCGAGGGCGCGAACCGATGTCTAAGCGTAAGGAATATGCCCGCCATTCCAAGCACGTCACCTCGACGCGCCGCTGGCAGGTGCTGCGGCACAAGATCCTGGAGCGCGACGGCTGGAAATGCTGCCGCTGCGGCGAGCGTCGCGGGCTTGAAATCGACCATATCAAGCCGGTGCGACTTGCCCCGGAACGGGCTTTCGACCCCACCAACCTGCAGGCCCTTTGCGGCCCCTGTCACACCCGCAAGACCCGGCTCGAGGTCGGCCACAAGCCTCTCGATCCGAAGCGCGCCGCTTGGCGCGAAGCCGTTGCCGACCTGGCAACGGAAACTGCAACCCGAGCTGAAAAGGAATAGCCATGCTCGATAGCGTCAAGATTGCCAAACGGCAGTCCGAAATCCGCCAGGCGCTTGCGCCGCTGGTTGGCAAAACGACCCCGACCGAGGACGAGGTGCGCCAGATGGGCGAACTCGATCGGGAGTATACGACGAACGAAACCCGCTACCGTGCGGCCCTGATCTCCGAGGACACGGAGCGCCGCGAGGCCGGGGCCGATCTGGAAACCCGGGCGGGCCGTGAATGGTCCGACCTGATCGCCGGCTTCCAGATGCGCCAGGTGATCGGCGCTCTCAACGAGGGGCGCACCCTCGAAGGGAAAACCGCCGAAGTCGTGACCGAGCTGCGCAGTGTGGGCGGCTATCGCGGCATTCCGGTGCCGCTGATGGCGCTCGAAGCACGGGCCGGCGAAACGGTCTCGACCGGCACCCCGGATCCGATCCAGACGCGCCCGATCATCGACCGCCTGTTCCCGGCGAGCGTGGCCGCGCGGATGGGTGCCCAGATGATCGCGATCGGCTCCGGTGCGGTGGAATGGCCGGTAGCGACCTCGGCGGTGACGGCAGGCTGGGCGAACGGTGAGACGGGCAACATTCCCGATCCGACCGCCTACACCACGACCGACAAGGCGCTGGCCCCGAACCAGACGATGGGCGTGCAGATGCGCATCACCCGCAAGGCGCTCCTGCAATCGGGCGACGCCCTCGAAGCGGCGATCCGGCGCGACATGAACGGGGCGATGGCGGCGGAGCTCGATCGCGCGATCTTCCTGGGCACCGGCGCGGACGGGCAGCCGCTCGGCGTCATCACCGGAGCGGCGACCTATGGCATCACCTCGACGGCGGTTGATGCTGCCGCCTCGTGGGCGACCTATCGCGGCGCCGTGGTGCGGTTCATGGCGCGCAACGCCGCCTCGACCCCGGCCGATGTGCGCGCGCTGATCCGCCCCGAGGTCTGGGACTTCATGGAAGATCAGCTCACCGCGAGCGCCGCGCCGAAATTCGAGTTCGACCGCATGGCCGAGAAGATGGGCGGCATCGCCATGTCGTCGACCGCGCTCGCGGCTCCGGTTGCGGATGCCTGCACCTCGCTCCTGACCACCTCGGCGGGCGGCGTGGCGCCGGTCTTCGTCGGCATGTGGGGCGCCGTGGACCTGATCCGCGATCCGTTCAGCGATGCCGCCTCGGGCGGGCTGCGCCTGACCGCGCTGACCACCTGCGACGTGACCGTTGCCCGCGGCGCGCAGCTCGAACTCCTGACTGGCGTGCGGGTGGCGTGATGCTCTGGGGCGCTTCTCTTGGCGCTCTGGAACTGCGTTCCGAGGGTGGGGCAACCCACCTTCGGGCGCGCTTCCCGTATGGCGCGGAAACTGAGCTGGCCGAGGGGCGGCGCGAGGTCTTCGCCCCTCATGCCTTCCGGGCGCGGATCGAGGCGGGCAGGGAAATCCACCTGCTTGCCCAGCATGATTACACCAAGCCCCTCGCCTCGACCGCTGCGGGCACGCTGCAGCTTCGCAGCACCGACAGCGCGGTGGAGATCGAGGCGACGGTGGACAGCTCGACCACCTGGGCGGCCGACTTCCTTGCGGCGCATCGCGCGGGGCTGATCCGGGGCCTCTCCCCCGGCTTCCGGGTGCCGATGGGTGGCGACAAGGTGGAACGGCGCGGCACCGATCTGGTGCGCACGGTGACCGCGGCGCAGCTCTTCGAAGTCTCGGCGGTGACCGTTCCGGCCTATCCCGCGGCGCAGATCGAGGCGCGCGGCTGGCAGCCGGTCGGCGAGGTAAGCGAGCGCCTGGTGATGCAGCACCTCAACCGGTGGAGGCTCTGATGTTCGGATGGTTCAAGCGCCAGGCGGTGCCGGAGATCGAGGCCCGATCGAGCGGCGCCGGCTACACCGCGCAACTCGTTTCCGCACGGCAAAGCTACATCGGCGGCGTGTCCGGCCTGGCCGAGCTGACGGCCGCAGTGCAAAGCTCGGTCTCGCTCTGGGAAGGCGGGTTCAGCCTGGCCGATGTGCGCGGGACCGATCTTCTGTCGCGCCAATCCATGGCCCTGACCGCGCGCGGACTGGCGCTGCGGGGCGAAGCTGTCTTCCTGATCCGTGATCGCCTGATCCCGGCGACCGACTGGGACATGACCACCCGCGACGGCGTGCCGCGAGCCTATCGCCTGCGCATCCCCGAGGTTGGGGGCGGTCGCTCGGAAACCGCTCTGGCGGCCGAGGTGCTTCACTTCCGCATTGGCTGCGATGCCGTCACGCCCTGGGCCGGATCTGCGCCGCTTCGCCGATCGCAGCTTTCGGCACAGCTTCTGCACGAGCTGGAAACCGCCCTGCGGGACGTGTTCCACGATGCCCCCTTGGGCTCGCAGATCATTCCCGTCCCCGAGGGCTCGGCCGAGGACATGGCCGGGTTGCGTGCGGGCTTCCGCGGGCGGCGCGGCGCCGCGCTGGTGATCGAGGGTGTGGCCCAGGCCGTGGGGGCCGGGATGCACCCGCAGCTCGGAAAAGCCCCCGATCAGCTTTCCCCGGACTTGTCTCGCACCCTGGCGGACAAGGTGCTGAGCGAGGCCAAGGCTGCGGTCTTCTCGGCCTTCGGTGTGCTCCCGGGGCTGCAGAACCCGGCGACCACCGGGCCGATGGTGCGCGAGGCGCAGCGGCATCTGGCGCAGCTGGTGCTGCAACCCGTTGCGATGCTGATGGCCGAGGAGGCAACGGCAAAGCTCGGCGGCGCAGTGTCGATCGACGTCGTGCGCCCGATGCAGGCCTTCGACGCCGGCGGCAAGGCCCGGGCGCTTTCGACCATGGTCGCGGCGCTGGCGGCAGCGAAGGAAGCCGGGATCGAGGGCGCGACCTTGCAGGACGCGCTGGCCTTCATCGACTGGGCTGACGAATAGGGCAGGATGCGCCCTGCGGCTTCATGGCGCGCAGCATCCCCGTTACTCGGCGAGTGGGCAAACCCCGAGAGAGCGCGGCCTGTTCCCATAGCGGGCGCGGCGCTCAGCATCATTTAGGCGTCGAGGGCAGCTTTTCCCGCGGTCGTGATCTGATAATATTCGCGTGGATAGGTCGGGTCTGTATTGGGCTCGATCCACCCCTCTTGGAGGAGGCTCTCACGCGTTTTTGCGCCGGCCCCCGCAAAACGCCCCCACGGTTCTGGAATGTCGAAAACAAACTGATCGAGCACATTCCGTTCCTTCGGTGTCGGCTTTCTCACCCCTTGCGCTCCTCAAGCAGTTGGCGAATGAATTCAGGCCGCGACGGCTCGGGATCGAGTTTTGCCCGCTCTGCATCCAGCCACGCCAGAAGCTCGGGTTGCAAGCGAACTTGAACCGGAGTTCCCTTCCCAATCGCCGGGCGGCCCCTCTTTTGTGGTTGCATTTTTTCTGTTGCATTGGACATGGATTTAGGCAACCATAAAAGACGGGCCAGGACAAGTGCTGGTAACACTCCCCGGCCCTAACCGTAACGCTGTTTCTGGAGGAAACACCGCATGGCTATTCATTGCCATACTGGACAGGCATTGCCTGTCGCAACCCTTTCTGAAATCCACGACTGCCTCGCGCTTGCCCTCGACGCGACCGAGCACCAGGCCGGCTACAGCCAGACCGAACGCGAGGCCCGCGCCTACATCCGCTCGGCCCTGCGCCAGACCTGCAAGCTGATGGAGGCCCGGGCATGAAACGCCGCAGCTTCCTCGCCGCCGCCCCGGCCCTCGGCCTGATCGGCCTTCCCGCGCCCATGCTCGCCCGTCCCGCGCCAAGCTTCGAAGAACGCGCCGAGGAAATCGCCGAGATGATGCGCCAGCACTTCCGCCCGACCCTGCCCGAGGGGGTCGATCGCTACATCATCACCATTCATGACGCCCCGGGCATCCCCATGGTCCAGGACGAATGCCGCCTGACCGGCTGTACCGGGACGCTGAACTGGTTTCCGGTCGGGTGCGGGTGGATCTGACTGTCGAGTGCAGATGACGGTTGGTAACTAATTGCGTGAAGGTAGTTTATGGGTGGTGCACCTCTAAAATGCAAGGTATTCATTAGGAATGAAACTGGTCTCCTTCATCCCCCTCATGGTCCGCATGCTCGGCGTCGAAGAAAAGACGCTGCGCATGTATCTGAAATATCTGCGCGATGCCGGCATGTTCTCGACGGGTGCCCGAGGCGTGAATGCCCCGGACATCACGGCGCTGGATGCCGCCCGAGTGATTATCGCGGTTCTCGCCTCCCCCTCGCCGAGCCGGGCGGTGAGGGACGTGGAATTCTTCGGGGGGCTCCTGCCGGCCTATCACGAATGCAACTGGGGGCCGCTGAAATTCTTCGCCCATCAGCCGGACAAGACCCTGCTCGACGTGGTTGTCGACTGCCTCGAGCATGAGGTGCCTTACGAGGCGGTAGGTCTCGCGAACGTCCGGATTTCGGATGACGGCAAGGCGCAGATTGAGAGTGAGGGTTTCAGGGTCATCTATCATGACCGGGCGTTTTCCGACGCCATGCACGACGCTTCGACGGTCAAAGAGAAGGTCGAGATCATGCAACGCTCCGAGACCGTGGAGCGCAGCGGAGACACGCGGGTTGTGCGCTCGGCCGTCTATCCGATCGAGGGGATTGCCGAGATCGGCCAGGAGCTCCTTGGGTGGGAAGCCGAATGACCCGCATTACCCCCTTCTATGTGACCGAGAAGAGCGCCGCCGCCCTGCTGGACATGGGCGTTGCGGAATTTCGTTCGCATGTTGAAGCGGGACACCTGCCGCGCGGCCAGGAGATCGTTCCGGGCACTCTCAGGTGGGATGCGGAGGCTCTGCGCATGATCGGCCGAGGTGATGCGATCGAGGGCATGGGAGGTGTGGACTGGTGAAAAAGTATCTCTGGCAGCACCCTTCCGGCCGAATCTATTTCCGCAAGAAGGGCATGAAGCTGATCCGCATGACGGCGCCGGAGGGCACCGAGGCGTTTGACAGGCAGTATTGGGAGATCCTGACCGGCCGGCACTTCGAGGCGAAGACCTCATGGGCCGCACTCATGGACGATTACCGGACCTCGGATCGGTGGACCTCGCTCAAGCCCCGGACCCGCTCCGACTATGACAAGGTGATGGAATACCTGCGCGAGAAGATCGGCGCTCGGGACGTGAAAGCGCTGACGCGCGCCGACGTGATCGCAGCCCAGAAGGCGAATGCGCATCGCACCCGCTTTGCGAACTACATCCCGCAGATGCTTGTGGTTCTTTGCGAGCACGCGATTGATCTGGGGTGGATCCAGAGCAACCCGGCGAAGGGCGTGCGGGCGCTCAAGACGCCCGAAGCCCGCAAGAAGGAGCATCTGCCGTGGCCGGATTGGGCAGTGGAGAAGTTCCGGGCCGAGGCACAGGCTTTGCCCCGGCTTATCTTCGAGATCGGGGTGGGGAGCGTCCAGCGCCCCGGGGATTGGGTTGATTTCACTTGGGGTGACTATGACGGTGATTCTCTGACGCTTCACCAGAACAAGACCGGCAAGGCGTTGGTGCTGCCCTGCACGGTTGAACTCAAGGCTGCGCTCGATCGTGAAAAGGCGCGGCTCGGAGCGGTGCCGATCGCCGCACGTCGTATTCTGACCCAGCGGAACGGCAACCCGATGAACTATCACTACATGGCGACCGTGCTGCGCAAAGAGCGCGTTCGCCTCGGGCTGGAAGCCTATGACCAGCACGCTCTGCGCTATCGCGGAGTGCAGGAACTGGCGTGGCACGGCTGCACCGATGAAGAAATCAAGGCTTACAGCGGGCACACGACTGACGCGATGGTTCGCAAGTATGCGGGCGAGGCTCGGCAGATCATGCACGCCCGTAAAGCACGGGGAAAACGCCAGTGA